TGAGTAAGTTCTCGTGCTTGTACAGAAACGCCAGGCTTGAAAAGAATCTGGTGGTAATCTGAACTAGGTGTGTAGTCGTCGTAGTATGGAGCAACTGATAAATTTGTAGACATAATTGTAAACCGTGTTTAAACTGTAAGGAAAGTCTTAATGATAAATGTCTGATCGGCAGTAAATGAAAACGGATTTTCCGCCGTGGCAAATAAAAGATCACCAGAGTATTTATCTATGGTTGGCGTGCTAATTGTAGCGGTTGTTGTATAAGATCTACCAGAATCGCCCTCGGCTATATACGTACCGGCGGATGCAACATACCCATAACTGATAGGTTGAAGTGTAATGTCATTAAGTTTTATTGCTACTACTCTGAATTTGGCTCCGTCTTTGAGTAAAATTTCATCTATAACTAAACCAGCGATAGTGTCAAATGTAACATAATGTGCTATTACAGAATTCTGAACTCTAATCAGCTCACCTGTAAGAACATTTTTTGGATTTTTAACCAACCCAAAATATCTATAATCTTGGCCAAGATCAACAATTGCTGGATCTTTTTTGATTACATTTGTGAAAGCAATAGTTGATGAACTTAATTCTCTTACCGCATCACGGCCGTGACCATATTTTGGTGGCATAATAGCATACGACATCATTTCTATATTTGAATCTGATATAGATCTACCAGAATCAGTCACAGAAATATTTGCGTATGTATAATTCTCACCAAAAGATGTCATAACAAGTTTTATAATCTTACCATCAAGTACTTCGGCTATGGCAGTTGCACCTGTCCCATCACCTTCAATGTTCACCAAAACATTAGATGTATAATTAGTACCAGGTTCTGTTACAACTATAGCATAGATAGCACCAGAGACCGATGTCTGTTCAATAATGTATTGATCAGATGAAAAATCAGATGATCCAAGAACAGGAGTAATTTTTGCTTCTACTAATTCTGGGTTTATCGCAGTTGATATGGAAACTATAACTTCAGAGTAATCTTTACCAGGATTATCAACAACCACATCTATAATAGAACCATCATAGATCACAGGCGTAAATTTAGCACCAGTACCATCACCAAAAACTGCAATATTTGTACCGATGCCGTTTTCATACTGTTGACCAGAATCAAGAATGTTTACCTGAACTATTTTACCTTGATACACAATTGCCGAAAGTAGAGCAGAGCCAGCACCATATTTTCCAGTACCTGTTGCATTTGCAGAAACCACAGTTAAAGTAGGTGGTACAGCGTAACCAATACCAGGATCAACAATAGTAACCTTTGAAATTTCACCACCAGAAACATATGTAGAAGTTTCATCATATAATATTTGACTGACGCCGGGTACCAAGATTGCGCCCCCGAGCAAAAAGTTTACTATATTACCATTTTGATAACTAACACCTGGCTTATCTATTGTAGCGCCAGTAACTACACCAGAACCATCAATCACCGCAGTCAATTCTGCTCCAGCACCAGACGCCGTGGTCACCGAGAGTCGTACTCCGGCAATATAGCCCGTGCCACCATTATCAATAACAACATTAGTCACATGCCCAGAAGCATCTACTTCGACATGACCCGAAGCACCAGAACCTGCGAGAGTCGCACCAACTAAACTGATTGTGACATTTGGTGCATCTGTATAACCAGAACCACCGAATTCAACGATAACATCATCGACAGAACCATTGTTATAGAAACTATCGGATAATGCGGTTTGGACTGGGATATATGAGTAAGACAAAAACTTCGATTTTTTGAATGAAGGAATTGCGTACATGTACTTCCAAATGTAACCATCGGAAAGTTTTAACGGTATTGTTGGCTTACCGACCGGCTTGATTGTAGATTGAGCACCATTATTGTTGCTCAAACACTTGTATACATTATATTCATCTGTAACGATAAAATAAGTAAGAGTGTTTAGATCCTTTGTATGATCATATTGGTCATACACAATGCCTTCAGTCCACGGAGTTCTTTTGGTCACCAATGATACATCAGTTGGTGAAACTTTATTAATGTAAAGAATGTTAGTTCTTATAGCATTATTTTCATAATCGGAATTAATCAGATCTGCGTCTACATAGACGTCATCCGGAATCCACGGATCAATCTTTCCAAGGAAGAAAAAATAGTTAGATCGCTGATACTGAATTTCTTTGAGAATAGTATCAGCAACACTAAAGTGAAGACCGGTTCTGATTGAATTAGCCATTATACTACGAGATAGTCACGATCCAAGAAATAGTCAATGTGTCCAAAGCGTCTTTATTAACTACCAAGAATGTCGTACGAGCCAACATAGTACCAGCAGTAGAAGCATTAAAGATACCTGCTTCAGTTACTGGGCCGGTGCCGTTACCTGCACCAAATGTTGCAGTGAAGGTGATTTGGTTACCAGATACGGCACCACCTGCTACAGTAAGAGCTGCTCGGGCGTTTGAGCCACCTGTGAATTCGGTAATCAGAGCCGTTTGAGTAGCTACAGGAGCGGTTGTGCTTTGACCAATAGCCAAATGCGACATAACCGCTGTCGCAGTTCCTGCTAAGCGCGAGGCAATAGCATTTTTACCAGATGTGACAATCATATTTGGAACAGTTTTTTGTTCCTTAATTTTACCGTCGGGCCCGCGGAGAACAATTAGAAGTTCGCCGGTCGGTTTTAGTGAGTCATTAATCATGAGATTTCCTTTAACTTGGGTTGGTTTATTATTTATTTAATGCAGATCTAACTAAAAGTTAGATATTTAAATGCTTCCGAATAATTTTCAGCAGCATAAGTTTGGTCCCATCTACCATCTACCAGAGAACCATTACCATCAATTGAGATAATTGTCGCTGTATCCTGAAATGCACCTTTTGTTATACTTCTTGTAAGTATTTCTAAAACGGTCTCAGTATTATATATGTCTGCAATAGATTTTATATTGGTAAAACTTGGTCTTGTATCGAAAACAGGTTGAGAATCGGAAGCAGCTTTATCGTATTCTTTACTAAACTCAGTTTCGTCTACAGTCTGCGAATCTGCTTTAGGTTTTGTAAGATTTCTAGAATCTATATGGGTTGGTGTAAGATATTCTATTTCAAAAGCTTTGTCAAATATCTTATAATCTATAGTTTCAGATCCAGTGACCGAATCCAACTCAAAAGATTTATCTACCGTTTTTGAATTAATATCTAAGTAAGTTACAATATCTGAAGCAATCTTGGTAAAGTCTTTTGTCTTTACTGTTGGTCCGGCCGGCTGATCATCCAACAAAGTTTTTACAGATATTTTATAATCTATACTATCAGTTGGTGTAGAAAGAATATCATTAAAATACTTAACCAATCCCCAGAATTCCAAATCTTCAAACGTTTGTTGTTCTCTCAGAACAATTGTATCAACTAAGAATGCACGACTGAATTGATATGGAAGACTTTCATTAATCTGCTTAATATAACCAGAAAAACGTTTTGTTCCAGCTGGGTGGAACAAATCTGCCATTTTCTTATAGGTGTTTGGATCCTGTACGCTCTCCAAAAGATATGAGAATGCTTGGTAGAAATAAGAATCCTGTAATTTAATCAACTGATTAGAAAGTTGACCATTATCCCCAGAGTAATTACCTTTCGTTTCAACCAAAGAATCATGTTCATACATTAGTAATGCTAACGATTCTTGCCACGTTTTAATATCCGTATCTCTACCTACATTATCTATACTTCCAGCTGGGTTACTGCTAGTATGAATTTCTTCTGTGCCGATATAATCTTCAAGAAGGTAGTATGAAAGAAAATAAGAATTATGTGTGTAACCAGCGATCGTACCAATTACTTCATCTGCGATACCATCGGAATAATCTTCAATGTTTAAAGTATGGTGATAAACTACGCCTGGGTGATCTGTGAATCCAGGCCCAGTTGCTGCTGGATTCACAGCAGCAACTTCAAACGAAAGATCGTTTATAGTTCCTGTGGGCTTTCTTGGAAATGGTGAAATAATAGATGTTTGATTTAGATCATGTCCAATACCGTATTCTAATATTTCTACTCCAGTTATAACACCACCAGAAGAAACACTGGAGATTACAGCGACCGTATCTCTAATAGATCCCGGGATGATAATTGCTTTACCACGTTTCCAGTATTTACCTGGCTTTAATATTCTAAGTTTTTGAGGTGAAGGGATGACTACACCAACGAAGTAAGTATTCACACCATCGGTGTGAGATATAACTTGCTCCATCGGAATGTGAACTCTGTCTAGTGCAGAGAATCTAATTCTGTATGTATCATTACCTACTTTTTCCAGGCCAGTAGTGATAATAGAAAAATCACCAAGATCATTAGAGAATACTAATCTTGAATTCTCTGGAGGTGGCACACCGTGCTGTAGGAACACGGTGAAATATTGTTCCTTTATCCACTTACCAGAAGACGGGATTAGAGCAAAGTCTCCTGGGTAACTGATGTTGATATCTTCATTATAAATTAAGCGGAAGAGCAACTTTAATGAATTCTCAGTGCCCTTACCTTCATAAATCTGATTTAAAAGCTTGATCAGATTTCTTTTATCATATGCAATTGTTTGTGGTAGCTCTTTGGCGTAAACATCATAGAATCTTGTTATTTCATCATCTAATGCTAGATCTGGATCTAATTCATTTAGATGATTGAAGATTTCTCCGACGGGAGCCGTTCTCTGTTTAATGTAAGAGTAATATAAATCTATGAATGCTTGGTAGAGTGGATAATTATCCACCACATTATTTTGATAATTTACCATTGCTTATTTTAGATATTCTTCTACCAGAATGTAATTATTATCAATGAGACCAGAAGGGCCGTCTTTGAGATTTGCATCAAGAGCCAAAATTTGATTGTTCTTGGTTGATATATTTAAGTCGACCGTTTTGGCCTTGAGTTTAACTACCTTGACTATAGAAGTAACAAAATTTGATACGTTGATTGCTATCTTAACCTCGCCGGTTTTTAGATTAATCGTACCCACAGATCTCATCAATTGATTGTCTGCATTATAAGCACCAACATTTGCTACGGTCTTAAAAGCATCGGTATAAGAATCAGGGATCTGTTTCAGAGAAACGATTACATTCTCTGAGTTATTCAGCATGTAGAATTTAGTAGATGAAATCGATCCATCTTCAATTTCATTGTTGAAACCAAACAATACATTGGTGCTCACACCAATGTAAGGCACAATATTTTTGACAATGTTTACTTTGATATCAACCGAGGTGATTGAAGAATCAATGGATAAACAACTTCTAATCAACTGAGAATGGATGTATTCTGAATTAAAAGAAGATATATTAGAAACATATGTAGAAATAACATTTCTAACATAACTTTCAATCAACGACTTAGTTAAGAGAGTCCTATTCTTTTGGTATTGAACTTTAGTATTGAATTCTAAAAATGTATATTCTGGATCAACGAACTCTGGGGTAATAGTCACCAAGGAATTTTTCTTGATTACTGGCAAGATCTGAGTAGTTTTTACATAATCTGAAATTGTAAACCCGGAGACAGGTTGTAAAGATAAAAAGATTTTACCAAATACTTGAGGTACATTATCTTCACCACCCCAAGAATTTACCGATTTGATAAACGGAAAATTGGAAATAAGTAAAGTAGAATAATCCGAAGATGTTACTGCTCGGTTCTTAGACTTATTTGTATTAAGCGCATTGAACTTAATAGTTGTGATTGAATCTTTTAGTGAACCACCAAATGCTACTTGAGTAGTTTCGGTTGATTCAATATTCACACCACCATCAAATGTAATTCCGGATGCATCAAAAAATCTGCAACCGTTTGGTAAATCTGGAGATGTAGATGCAAAATAATCTACTTCAATCACACTACCATCAACTGGCTTTTTACCAAGGATATTATCCCCAAAGTAAATTTCAAACTGTCCGGTGTACGACTCTTGAAGATAGTAAACTTCGGCTTCGCGCTCGACGTCAAACACATTAGATGCTAATCTGTATTCCGTTTTTTCTATGGAATTAGCAGAATCCTTTACAAACACACGTAAAGTACTAGTATCAATGTTATTGTTGGGAATTGTGAAAATTGATCTAATATTTATTAGTGAATTTACTGTAAATGAATTAGATAAATAAACACCAGAAACTAGATTAATGCCCGCGAAAACATGTCGAGTGCCATTAGTTTCATCTAATTTTGAATAATAATCATTTTTTGCAAGAAACTGATAAGAACCAGAATCGTTAGAAGAAGTAAAAATTGAGCCTCGGGGAATATAAAATAAATTACTTTGACTAGAAAGACCAGAAGTATATGCATTAACAAAAGCGTTAGAACAAGTAACGGACTTTGGTGTGTAACCAAGTTCTTTTGCTCTAGAAACTACTGATCCGCGTTTTTGTGCAGTATCAAGAAAACTCTCAGAGTGTAGCATATTTGCATAATATGCATTAGTATGAGTATTATATGCAAGAATGTCGATTATCGAGTTTAAAGCAGAGCCTTCAAAATTATAGTCGGTGAACGTTGTGTCTGAGTTCTTTATATAATCTATGATTGCGGCTTTAATCTGATCAAAGTCTAGATCAATTATTGGTGTTGTGGCCATAGTTTTAATTCTTTATTGATTTATTTAATGCTTATCTAAGACGTTCTACAAGTATATTGACTTCAAAAGGTTCTTGAAGATTAATAATTTGGCCAACAACTGTGCATGATAGCGAATTTTGATTATCAAAAGATACAGAAACGGATTGTACATATACTCTAGGTTCATAAGTATTAATGTATTTTCTGACTTCATCCTCTATAATAATTTTCTCCACAGCCGTATTCAATTCAAACAGAGAATCAAATAATGGTGACTTAATCTCTTGGTGGAAAGGCTTATCACCTTCTCTAAGTAAGAGCAAATTAATAACAGCCTGTTTGACGGCATTTATATTTTTCTTTATTGTAAGATTATAAGAATCCGGATGCTTTGTAAAGCCAAAATCAACATCTACATAATCTCGAGAATTTCTAGTTAGTGTTACCATTTTATGCCTCTAATTTCAAAAGACCTTGACCTTTTGTCTTGTCATTCATCAAAGTAAGCGTCTGGTGTCTGCTTCCAGCAGAATTATATGAGATATGAATCCACGGAAGTCTAGTCCCTGTAGTTTTATATTCCAACAATAATTGATCATAAACAATATTGGCTTTAATCCATAAAGCAATATCATAGTAATCTGACTTCGAAGCACCGGTAAATTGCATGTCAGCTGCCATACCACGATTGTGTTGGGAGCCAGTTGTACTTACTCGGAAAGCAGAAGTCACAATCATATTTGGATATTTAGCCTTAATCGGATCAAGACAGTTTTCTGCCAAGTTTTTGAGATTACAAGCAATCTGTGCCTTGGTAAGCCCGTTCTGTGCCGTAATTTTGTAATGAGATACAACAGCATTTGATGAAAGCATGCCGATGGTGAAGTATTTAGATATTTGTGTTGTGTCTGGAATATTATCTTTATTCTCAAACATTGCACATGAACTTGGTATTAGGGCTTCTTTCACGGCTGCAGGTTCCTCATCTTTTTCTATAGGTTTTGCTGCTTTACCTTGGTCTAATTCTTCTTTGGTGATATCGCCAGACTTAATCTGTTCCGCATGGTGAGCATCTACCTGAGCTGGGTCGGCATCATCAAACTTAATCGTTTCTGCACCCAAGAAGTTTTCTGGTATTCTTTTTTCATAATCATTGGTTTTACCAGATCTGGCAGAAGGTGAATTTACTATAGCAGAACCAGAATTTAAATTTATCATTGAAGAATCTATATCGGTTGAAGAGCCAGATTTCATAGAATTTTGGCCACCAACACCTTGTACTAAATTGCCACCAATTTTCCAGTTAACTGATCCCCCAACATTATATGTTAGATCTCCATCTACTTCTACTGCCATATTACCAGCAACATAAAGCTTTACATCAGAGCCGACCGATATTCTTGCCGTGCCGTCAATATAGACATAACCGTTGCGCTCGGTGATTGAGTAATTATCACCTACAATCTTATTAACCGTATTGCCGTACTTATCAATTTCGGTGTAAGTGCCGGCAGTGTGATACTGGCTTATTCTTTCATTGCCCGGGGTATCATCGAATTCAATTGTATGACCAGATTCAGTTGTATGTACTTTGTTATATGGATATTGTGCATTATATGCCGGTGCTGGTTCATCGAATGTTTCTCCAGCAACATTTGGAATACCAGTCATTCGCTTTTTGTTTCTAATATCAACTGATGTATTCAACACATTGCGTCTTGCCAAACGAGAAGTATCTTGTTCATTTAGCATTGCAGTAAGTGGATATTTTCCTGATGGATCTTTAAACCCAGACACACCTACTGGTCTATTTTTAGAAGCAGTACCAGAATTAATTTCTGATTGTGTAGCAGATTTGTTTACATCATTCTCAGGAGCATTTGGCTTAGTAAATTCTTCGGTTACTTGCTTTTCTGTCTCTTGTGAGTTATCAATTATCTTACATAATTTAGAGTATGTAACCACTTTGGGATAATCAATAGCGTAACCCCCCGGATTAACTTTCTTGGTACAGGTAGATAATGCTTCTTCTAAACTATTAAAACTCAGCCGGCCGCGGCCGCCAAATGAATTTATGAAATATTGTGCTACAGATTTTGCGGCGACCTTTGGATCATTAATCTGCGATGGATCAGACTCAAGATCTATACCAATTTTAGAGCCGATATTTTTATAATTACTTCTAAAAGTAATTTGAATAAAGCCACCACCACGGAAATTATATCCATCTCCTGATACTTGATCTTTATTTCCATATCTATTAGCATACACAAAGTTTGCAAGTTTCTCTTCGTTACCAAGATACTGTGCAGTTTCGGTATCAGTTAACTTACTGAAGTAATTTGGGTAGACAGTTTTCAGTCTGGATACTGTGGTATAATTTAGACTTTCACGTTTTAATTTAAATGCACTCTCTTTGGCAATGTTAGAAAGAATACCTATTAATGCATAGGGATCTTTGATGCCGAAATTTAATAGAGTTTCATATACCAAAGAAACATTATTACCAAACTTAGCTACCATTTCTGTTATATCTAATGGTGGTATTAAATTGGTGTCAGTTGCAACTGGAGTACCAGATGAATCTGTTACTGCTTGGCCAGAAGAATCCGTAAGTGTTCCAGCAGATGATTCAAGAACAGTGGCATTAGGTACCGTAATAGAAGAATTAACTTCTTCTATTAAATTAGAAAGTGGATTTTTATATAGAGGAATTCCAGCAAAAGAACCTAATATTATTGGTTGTTGCTTTGATTCTCCGTCTTGAAAAAACAAAAATACCGTGGTGCCTTCTAAATACTGAGGTACAGCATCACCAATACCCGATAAAGAAGCAGAAGAAGCTGGCATCAACGGTATGGCCCATGGCAAATCTTCGGTTGGAATATCTACCATAGATTCTGTGTGTACACCAAAAACACGAACTTTTACTCTACCAAGCTTCAATGGGTCCGAGATTCTATCCTCTATAATACCTAGATAAAAATTATTCATTGAGAAATTTCTTTAACAAAAGAGTCAGAAATTATTTCCATTTCCATACTATGTTTACCTGCTATAATTCTGTGTCTTATCGCTGTGATGAGATACTTACCAGTGAAATATTCCGATTCGGCATTAGTCTTTATATCATCACTAGCAATTTCACGGCCCTTAGGCGAAGTATAGTTTATGGTCTGTCCTATCTTTATATCCGTGCGGCCGAACACTTTGATGTTGAACTTAAAAGCCCTAATCTGCTCCATCAGCGAGTTTCTCTGAAGCATAGTATCATGTATTCTTTGTGACTTAAACGATCCGTTTAGATAATCATTTTGTCCAGCAAAGTGAATTGATGCTTTGAGATTTTTGTAAAAATTCTTCGATTTTAGTGGAGAATTGTTAGTATGATTACCCTTTGAAAAATCTTTCAGATAATCATATTTCGTTTTCTTAATCTTCTTTGTAGTCAAATCATAAGTGTAAAGGATACCACCATACATGCCAGCCGATAGATTTCTCATATAATCGAATGTCACTGGCATTTCTACCAACTCAACAAATGAATATCTCTTTTCAATATCACCACCAATAGCTGTAGTTGAATTCACATCAGACAAAACATAATCTCTAGCTATGGGTGCCGACAACAAAGAATCTATAGATGTATATTTGTATTCTTTGTTGTTTTCATAGAATAGAAAATTAGATATGCCTCTTTTATTTAAGCTCTTTGTTGTGAGCCAATTGATTGTCTGCATCGGACTCCAATACGGAGCAACAAATGAATAATCGTTTGCTGTAGCATCAAAGTCAATTTTCTTCTCCGAGCCGAGACCGTATACTTTATTTGTGAAGATTTCCTGAATAGTCTTTGTTATATTGCCCTTGAAGGACTTAGATATTTTGGAATTAGTTGAACTGATTAATTCTAATGAGCAAAAATGAAGTAAATACGTTGATGATCGTTTGTTTTGAACTAATTCCGAGAGTTTATAAACGTAGAATTCTTTTATAATACTCTGCACAAGAGAAGGTGTTTGTATATCTATATAAAGAATTTCTTCGCCGATTATCGGTAAAGTATTAATAAGATCCAACGAATCTTGAATTAATAGATATCCCGACATTGTGTTTGAAAATATATCTTCGTATATTGTCATATCATAAACGACAGCAGAAAGATCAAGAATCTTACCATTGTTAGATCTTAGATCAAATCTTCTTATGTTTATCTCACCTGGGGTGGTGATTGAGGTTTTAATTTCAGCCATTTAGAGCATCAGAAAATTGTTTAACAAAATCACCAAGTAATTCTGGTCTCATTATTTTAATAAGGCGTTTTTCATCATTGATTCTGTCTTCGTACTCATAGAAAGTTTCCGAAAAATAGTATGTGTTATCTGGTACTCCGGGATTGCTCGGTGGAATCCAAGCATTGTCTTTTGAGTACACCTTAATTTCACCGACAACATTCTTATCTGCATCAAGCCAGTGTTTGATTGCATTCTTGTCGGCACCATATTTTTCTTCACAGTACATTTCTAATCTATAGTTGTTGCGCGGCCATTCATTTTCTAGATCATGAATCTCGTTGAATATGAGAATGACCCAGTGGTAAGTAGCTGCGCCGTAATATGTTTTTGCAATTGATTGAGCAGTTTCGCCGTTGCTTATTTCATATTCTTCAAACAGATCCGTATAAGGAGCATATTCTGAAATGAATCGAGCACGAGTTAAAATGTCTTTTGCTATATTTTCAACCCCGTTGAATTCATACGTGGTGTACGGTAAGTTTGAAAAATATGTCATGTTTAATATCCAGATGTTATAGATGATTCTCTGTCCCAGATACGGTTTCTGTCGACAAGTTCCAATTCCTTAAACTTCATTAAAACAGATACTTCTGGTGACATACCATCTGGCAAATTACCCCAAGTTGATCCAGAACTATAGCTAACATTTATGTTTTCTAGAACACAAGTCGTAATTCTTGGTAATGCTGTATTTTCTGTGTTACCCTTCATGAGACTGATCTCAAATTCTGCAGGGAATGTATAGAAAAGTTTGCCGCCATCTAATTCAGGGGAAGCATAATATCTAAGAGTTCGAATAATTTCTTGGATCGTTGTAGATTCAAGAGCATTCTTTGGTGCAAAGACATAATTAAAGTTAAATGTTCTGAAAGAAATTTCGTTAAACAGAATTTCTTTCTTCGAATTTATTGCTAATCTGCCAGCCGCAAATAATTTTCTATCTTCTCCGGGCCCGGTAGTACTTGTATTCATGCCGGCAGCTTTTTTCAATGCATTTGCGATTCCATTTAGACCAGCGGAAGCCAATTTTCCACCAACAATCGTCATTAGACCCTCACCCCTGGAAGCGACAGCATCTGCAGCGTTGGACAGTAAACCCGTGTCTTCATTGGAATAATCCATTGTTGTATCAACGTTATAGTTATTCGGCATAGGGAGAACAATGACTCTATCAAGTTTAGTCAGACCGGGTCTATAGATCCATTTTTCTTTGGCAACATTCTCGGAGCCAAATCTAGTATTCATGTCTTGATCCGGTTTTGCATTGTTATAAACAGAATTTGGTAAGTAACTAGCTAGATTTGCAGTCTCACCTATTTGTAAAGCACCCGACTGCCTGGCACGAGCAGCAGTAAGAACATCACCAACACCTTTGTCTTCTTTTAGTTTATTTCCATTAGTAGAAGTATTAATTCTGATTAAGACGTATGTATAATCATTCCCAGCCGAATCTTTAACGGTAACTCCTAAGTCAGACGGAAACGAAAGAACTTTCTTGTCTTTCAGTTGATCTATAGAAGAAACTGAAATACTTTTTCTTGATGAATTTGACTGTTGAGCTGTAGCCATTAGAATCTTTAAGTGTGATTAAATATTAATTATTTAATGGTACTTTTAATGGCTACAACATCCCAAACACCTTTAGAAGCATTTAGTTCTCAGTTAAGAAAATCTAATGTTTCAAGACCATATCTTTTCTATTTAGATATGACAGTTCCTCCGGGTCTTATGACTAAGGATAGTAGCACAGAGGAAGCAAGAACACTTTCACTGTTCTGTGCCGGAGCACAGACTCCCATGCTTCAGATGTTTACCAATGATAACTATTATGAAGCTGGTATCAAACGCAAATATGTCAATGATTACGATTATCAG